TGTCCATGGTGATCGTGTATGCGGAAGGCGTGCAACCTGCCGGAACGCCGCAAGGCAGATCGTTGGGTTCTGCGTTCGGGAACCCTGGTGCTATCCACGACGAGCCTGACCGAATGTCAGGCGCAGAACGGAAGGTAAGCGCGACACGCGCCGCTCCGTCCGTATTGGTGTAGTGCTCGATCTCCATCGTGTCGCTGTCCAGGCGGCACAAAGCCATGAAGCTGACTCGCGCCACGTCTTGCGGGGCGAAAGCGACACCGAGCGCTGAGTCCAACTGGATCGTCTCTTTGTCGCTTCCGGTCAGCGACGATCCGGTGATCCGTCGATAGAGGTCTGTTCCGTCGCGCAGCTTGATCCAGATGCGATCTCGGCTGAAGCGCGGTCCACCAAACGCAGTGAAGCCACACAGACGGACCTTGATGTTCGTGTCGCCTGCGAGTGCCGCGTCCACCACTACGAAGTCGTTGGCGAACGTCGGAACCCACATGAGGTTGCGACGCCCATCGAGCGTGTAGAACAACGTGCGAAGTTCGGCGTGCTCCTGGCGCCCGAGGTTTAGCCAGTGGTGGCGCTGAAGTGTGAAGTCGAGACCGGCGCTGTCATACCGGCGCGACAATCCCGTCTCACTGTCAAGCTCTTCGAGCATACGAATGCGACCATGCGTGATGTCCTGGCTCTCGTCCGGGTGCGTAGTGAGCACGAGAAAGCCTGCATAGGTCGGAAACGGCAGAGTCACGTCGGGATCGACGAAGTCGTTCTCGGTCTCGACCATGAACCGCAGCGAGTTCTCGATGGCGATCGGACCCCTTCGGCTCATTTCCGGCATGTCGGTCAGTCGCGCCTTGACCGCAGGGAAGAGCTTCGTCCCTGCGGGCCAGCTTACAACCGGGCCGGCTACGAACGCCAGCGCGCCGCTCGATACGGAAGCAACTTCCAAGACCTCGCTGCGAAACTCATCCGCCCACAGCATCACGAACCCGCCGGCCTTGAACTCCCGGTGAAGCGTCTCGCAGTTCAAAGTCGTGTCGCCGATGCCTAGCGTTTCAGTTGTGATCTGCACGTCATGCCAGAGCGGCAGATACCAAGGGGATGCCCCTACCGATCCGACCGCCATATCGAACAGGGTCCGCACAGGGCCTATGGGCGTCACCAGCGGCTCGAACATGCGCCGGGGCGACCACCGGGCGGCGTAGCGCTGCTCGGCCCCTGACGGGCTCCCCAGGACCACCGTAAGGCATTCCAGGCGTTCCATGACCGGCGTGCGCCAGTTTGGCAGGATCGTCCAGTGCGGAAGGTTCTCGACCGGCATCGGCGTCAGCCCCGAACCATCGAGCGAACGGACGGGGCGTTACGCTGAAGGATGTTGAGCACGACGCGCTCACCGGCCGACCCGTTCATGGCGTTCGCGATCTCGTCGTCGCCGACCGCCAAGACGTTGCGGATCATGGCGCCACTATCGGCGGGTCCGCTGGCCCCCTTGTTGCGGTTGAGCAGGTTTCGCGGATCATCGCGCGACAGAACTTCTTCGCCGGTCTGAAGGATGCGAGCGCGCTCGTCCGACTTGAGACCTCCTACGATGCCGCCGCTGTGCATACGCGGCGCGCCAGCGAAGACGGCAGGATTGACCTTGCGCGTCTGTCCGCCGAGAGACCCGACAACGCCGCCCGAGTGAACCAAGCTGGCAGATATCGCTTTCGTGGCGAACCTAACGGCTTGCAGGACTTGCTCTTGAAGAATGACCTGAGCGATGCCCTTCAGCACATCCGCGAAAAACTTCAAGGCGGCTTCACCCGCCTTTTCCCACGCGTCGGCGAGCGTGGTCACGCCCGCTATGACGTCACCGAGGGCTTGAGCAACGCTGTCGAAGAAGTTGACGCCGGCAGTGCCGATCGTGTTCTCGATGCCCTGCTTGATGCGCGCCCACTCGGGGTTGATGCGCTCAAGCTGCACACGCCACAACTCGATCTGCGCAGCGTTCGCGGCGGCAGCGGCTTCCGTGATGTCGCCGTTCTGCCGTGCAGCCCGGCTCGCCTCTTCATAGGCGTTGATGTTCGCCTGCAAGGCTTCGCGCGTCTGGCCATAGAGTGCGAGGATGCGCTGCTCGGATTCGAAGCGCGTCTGCACGCCTTGTTGTTCGAGCGCGTTCTGCGTCTGGATGAAGTTCGCACGCTCTTGGAATTGCCGTTGAATGTCTTGCTGCGCACCCTGCAAGATCGCGTTCGTGCCGGCTCGCGCACCGGTCCCGGCGAGTTGCCGGTCGGCACTGGAAATCACCTGCTGGATCGCAGCGTCGCGGACCGCATCTCGACCACGGCCTTGATCGAGGAACCGTTGCGCCTCTTCGCGAAGACGTTGGATCGCCGGCCGTGCCTGATCTGCGGCGGCCCTGACTCGTTCGATCGCCTGCGCAGGAGTCAGCGCCCCGGAAGCGACTTCCTCTTGGATGGCGCGAATGCTCTCATCGCGTATCCTGATGGTGTTCTGAAGGTCTTGCGAGATCGCTTGGAAATCCCGGCGCGCCGCTGCGGCACCTTCACGCGAGCCGCGCTCAAGTTCTTCTTGAATGCGCTTGCGGATTTCCACTTCCGCGATGTCGCCGATGCGCCGAAAGTCGTCTTCGACTGCTTCCGGAAACTGCTCTTGGAACCGCGTTATGGCCGCTTGCCGTGCGGCGGCGACACGCTGCGCGATCGAGAGGTTGCGGTTGTCCCGATCGAACTCAAGCTCTTGCTGAAGGACCGCTTCGCGTGCTCGACGCTGACCCGGCGTCTGGCCTGGACGAACCGGCGCTTGCCCGTCTGCCGGCGCTCCGGTCCCCGTGGACGTTGGTCCGATCGGCGGGCCTTGATCGACGGCTACGCCGAGCGAGTTGAGTATGCGCCGGATGCCATCGAAGAGGTTGGACACTGGCGAGAATGCCGCGGTCAACGCTCTGGCGACGATCGTGCCGACCGTCCGCATGTTGAGGAGCCCGCTCGCGACGCCGTCGATCGCGGCCTTCAACACTTGGAAGACGGTAGTGCGACCAAGCTCGTCGAGGAACCCGCGCCACGCGTTGCCGGCGGCGATCGCGACCTGCGTGAACGGTGACAGCGCTGTGCGGTCCGCCTCGCGCAAACGCTCAGTGATGACGCTGAGCACTTGCTGCTGGCGCTCGAAGGCGTTGCTGAGTCCCTGCGCTTCGAGGATGGTGCGGCGCTGTGACTCCGTGAAGCCGACGCCTGCCTCTTCGAACGCGCGGAGCCCGTCACGTCCTTCGCGAAGGAGACGGGAGACCAGCCGCGTTGCTTCCGCGAAGTCGATCCCGAGCACACGCGAAAGTCGGGCCGCAGCGAGTGTCGCCTGTTCGAGTGCGTCCGGCGCAATCCCGTCACGGGTCAGTGCCAGGGCTGCTTTGCGCGCATCTTCGAAGGCGAAGCCAAGCTCTTCGGCGCGACGTGCGATGCGCGTCATGCGCTCAGCGAGGCGCGTAAGTCCGGCCGAAGTCTCATCGCCTGCCAGGAGTTGAAGATTCGCAGCGAAGCCGCGATCCGAAGACGCGGTCTGGTAGAGCCGAGCAAGGGCGGCGGTCGTCAACCCGATCGAGACCGCCAGCGAAGCGAATAGCGGCGCGAACCCCACGATGCGAGTCCAGATCGGCTGAATCTGCGCGACCTGACCGACCTGTTGCGCGAACGCCTGCGTGGCAGATGCGCCGCTTGCAAGCTGCGTGAAGAAGTCGTTGATCTGGAACGCGAGGTTCTGAATCTCGAACGGACGAAGTCCGAGCAGGCCCGCCGCGCCTTCACGGCGCGTGCCGCCAAACTCGTCGAAGTTGCGATTGAGGTCTTTGATCGACTGATTCGTTCGCTGCGTCAGTTCCACGAGCGCGCGCTGCGTGGCTGCAAAATCGCGCGTGGAGACGCCGGCTTGCTTCAACTCCTCACGCATTGCGCGGAGGGTCTGAAGCTGCTCTTGGAACGCGGCCTTGGCGCGCTCGTATGCCGGAAGGGCAGCGCGAACCGCTGCGGCGTTCTCTGGCGTCGGATTGCGCTTCAGTTCGTCGTTGAGCGCCTTGAGGTTCGTCCGTGCCTGTTGATAGCTGGCCAGCGTCGCCGTCACGGCAGCACGTTGCGCCTGATACCCGTCCACCTGTCGAGCGACGCCTTGGATGTTCTTCAGCGAGCGTTCGAGGTCTTGCAAGAGCGCGAGGTAGTTGAGCACCGGCTTGCCGAGACTGTCTTGCACAGCCTGTGCCTGCGCATTGGCGGCCGACGCGATCTGCGGAAGATTGGTGAGCCCGGATGCGGGCGACACGACATCGCGGACGGCGCGTTCGGCGCCTCCGCGGCCCTGAATGCGTGCGACATCGACGTTGGCCCGGCTCAGCCGACCATAGGAACTCAGAAGAGTGTCTACGGCTTTCGCCTGATCCAGCAGCGCGGCCGTCTGCTTCTGAGTCGCCTGCGCGGCGTTCTGGTCTTCTCGCGCCGCGGCCGTCTCCGCCGCCAGGACGGCTTGCCGAAGCCTCACGCGCTCCTTGGTGGCTTCGTTGAACGCTTTCAGCGCCTCTTGACGGCGCTGCAACGCTGCATTGGTCTCGGCCGCGGCTTGCCGCTCCGCCTCCTTACCGGCGCGCACTTCACGCGAATAGCCGGACATGACAGTGTTGAGCGCCGTGAACGCCGAGCCGATCTGCTGCGCGCTACCGAGAAGTCGCTTCGAGGCGGCGTCAAAATCGCCGGTCTCGATGCCCGCCTGTTCGAGCGCTTGCTTCGTGCGCTCGATGGACGCGCGTTGCTTTTCCAGCGTAGCCGCGCTGCGCTCTGCCGTCGCATTGAGGCGCGCCTGTCGCGCTTCCGCTCGTGCGGAGATTTGAGTCTTGCCTTCGAGGCTCTTGGCGAACTCGTCCGCCTTTAGGCGCGCCGCCTGCGCACGCTCTTCGAACTTGGCAAGCCCTTCCGTCTGGCGACGCAGCGAGTCCACCAGACCTTGCTGCCGGCCAAGTGCCTTCGCGGCATCCTCAAGCTGCTTGTAAGTGTTGCGGAGATCGTCGAGCGCGGTTTCGCCCGAGCGGATGCCTGCGGCCTGCTCCTCGATGGCTTTCGTGAGGTCGTTGATCGACTTGCGAACCTGCTGGAACGTGGCGGAGGATTGATCCTTGCCACGGATCGCAAGCTCGATATCCCGACGCTCAATCGCCATCTTCATCCAACTCCTTCAAGAGCGCTTGAAGGTTCTTCGGACCAGCCAGCGCAGCCACGATGACCGTGTGCATCATCGTGGCTTGGTCTGCGAGAGCCGCTTTCACCCTCCGACGCACGAGCCTAGCTTCGTTCCATACGCCACCCACGACGTAGGAGGTAGCGCTTTGATGACCATGCGCCAAGAGCAGGCTAACGTCCGATCGTAGGTTCACGTAGAACGCGGAAACCTGCTGCGTCACGGTCAGTTGTGGATCGGCGATGCCTGAAGCGGCTTCAGGGCTTTTGCCCCGTCCAGCACCCTTCGAAGCACCGCCAAGAAGTTTCCCAGGCCGCCGGTCTCCTGAAAGGTCAGGGTGAACACGTGGACCAGCGCTTCGACCTGCACGGCGAACGGAAGTGACTTCGCCTGATCGGCGGCGTCCGGTTCATCTGCGGCCAGACAGATGATGCCCGCCACGAGATCAGGGGCGCGTTGGATGCTCTCGACGATAAGCCGATCGACACGGGATTCGAGCGACGTGCCCTGCTCCATGTCGTTCATCAGGCCGACCATCTGCTCGATCATGGGCCGATGCGCGTCGAGCAGGATCGAGACATCGTTCACGTTGAGCCCGCGCAGCGCGACGGTCTCTTCGCCTGCGAGGATCGTCTCCACTCGCGGCCGATACTTCTTCAGCGACATGCTTCTGTTCCCTTCGACTTGCTTCATGCACGCGTCCAGCGGAGCCGGCGGTCTCCGCTGGACGGCTTCGGTCATCCGGCGCTTCAGCGCGGGATGATGATCTGGCGCGGCGTCGTCGAGTTGAGTTGCAGCACCTCGAACGAGAAGTTCATCACCTGCCACTCGTCGCCCTTCAGCGCGAGGTCGCCGTCCGCCGTGAGCTTGACGTAGGGCCAGAGGTAGTTGAAGTTCGAGCCGACCGGGTTATCCGAGATGTATTCCAGCCGGCCGTAGACCGTCTCGTTGAGGTCCGCGATGCGCTGGTAGTCGAGCGCCGGGACGTCGTATTGCACGACCAGCGTGTCGCCCGGATCGAAAAGCGTGCTGGAATCGGGGAGCCAGATGCGGCCATTCACCAGATCGACTTCGTAGTCGGTGCCAGCGACGAGCGTGGTCGATCCCTCCGTCACGGCATCGACCGTCGTGATGCCGCGGTGGCCCTGCGGCCGCGCCGCGGTCACGCCGAGTTGGATGTAGACGTCGGTTTCGACGCCCGCGAAGGTCTCGACCGCGTTGGTCACGGAGGTCTGGCTGACCGTCGTCTCGTCCGCCGCGAAGAACAGTTCGAGGTTCGAGCGGCTGATGTTGTCGGTCTGGAAGGTGCCGGCGATCTCCTGCGTCAGCGTGACGACGCGATCCTTGATCTTCAGGCCGGAGTCCGAACCGAAGTGCTCCAACGTCTCCTCGGTGACGTTGAGGCTCACGGCGGGCGTGTTGCCGAAATACTTCATCCCCTTGTGGACGAGCGTCCCGTTGGCGAAGCGGCCGAACAGGAGCGTCCCGCGGCCGAGGGTCAGGTTGTTGGTGAAGGTCGGCATCGGCTGATCTCTCCTATGGTTGCCGAGGTGGTCGTCAGGTTGCGAAGGGCGAGACCGAACTGGTCCCGATCGTCACAACAAGAGGGAGGTAGAAAAAGGCTTTCGCGGAAACACGTTCACGTGCCGGGCTCACCACGCCGGGACCAATGGTGATCGCGCTAACCCGGTTTCCGAGTCTATACGATTCCGGGTAGACGGCGCGACCATTGGCTTCGTTGATCTCCACCAGTCGCGAGAGGCACTTCTCGACGTCCGCTTGAAGTGCATACGCCGGGTCGGTTGGATTGGCTTTGTCGTCCTCCACCCACCCTTGCACCATGAGCATCCAGTCTTCGGATCGGAACGCGCGCTCATGTCCGCCGAGGCGAGCACGCTCGTCTGGACGCGGCGCCTCAAGAACCGAAACCATCGGCAGCGACATCTCATCGCCCCACACCGCATGTCCGCGAAACACGCGACCCGTAAGGTCGTGCTCGTAGCCGTTGAGCACGGTGATCGTCTCAAGGTGCGCGGTCAGCGCCATGAGGATATCGAGCTTGCGGCTTATGGCCATGTCAGACCCTCCCGCTCAGTCGGAGGTCGAGTTGACGGAAGAACTCCGCGGCCACAAGGTCCGCCACTTCCTCCGCGTTGTTCACGGCGACGTCGCGGAATACCTGATCGACGCTCGGTCCGTAAAGCAGATAGAGACCTCCGCCGAACGGCACCATGCGCGTCTTGTTCGAGATGCGCTCGCCTGGACGCAGGCGGATGGCGAGGCCCAGGTTGAACGAGTCGTCCGTGACCGGCCCTTCGCCCGCCCGTAGGCGAATCAGGAAGGCTTGCGAAAGCGCGCGGCGGCGGCCCGGATTGACACGGACGGAGACTGCGCTGTTTCGCCGGTCGCCAACCGGGGCGGCGCCGCTGGCGAAACGTGCTAGGCTCGTGGGACGGCTTCGCGCAGTGATTTTCGCTTCAAGGTTGGCGTCCGACGCAAGCTGCGTGACTCCGAAGCGACGTTGATCGTTGAGGTAGCCCTTGGGGAAGGCCACCTCTTCTTCCATGGCTTCACGCAGCGTCCTGATGCCCGAACGCTGCGCGACCTGATTGATCGCGATGCGGACGGACGTCGTCGTGGCCCGTGGCGCGAGGTCCATGTAGCGCGACGCTTCCGCAAGGCCGCGCGTCTCGATCCTGACCGTCATCGCGTGATCGTCCACGCTTCGTTGACCGGGCCGGTCTTCGTGTCGCGGGTGTTGAGCGTGGCACAGAAGCCATACTCGACGAGCGTGATCTTCGCGCCCTTGCACGGCGTGATCGCCTTCGCTGCAAGTTCTTCGAGATCGAAAACAACACGCTCAGCGTTCTCGATGATCTCGGCGTAGCCGGCGCCTTCAAGATCACCGAAAGGATTGGCCACGCGGCTGTGATAGCGGACGCGCAGTTGAACCGGGTAGAGCATCGAGGCGTCCTGATACGTCGCATCCACTGCGAACGCATCGTGGACGGCTCGACGGACTTCCCGCTTCAACTGCGCGAACGACATCACAGCGTCTCGTCGTCTTCGCCGTCGTCGTCGGACGTCTTCGACTTGCGCTTCGCCTTCGCGGAAGTCGCTTCCGCCTTCGAAGCCGGCGCGGCGCCTGCGACGATGACTTGCGGCCCCTTGGCCGCTTCGAACGGCATCATCTGGCCGCCCGCGGCCTGGACCGCCGCGACCTCCTCCGCGGTGAACTCGAAGGCGTTCCCGCTCGGCGCCACCTTCAGACGACGTCCGTCACGAACGACGGTCACGCCCGTCTTGTTGATGTAGAGTGGCATGGTCTCTGTTTCCCTTTCCTCTGTCGATTTCTCAGGCTCTCCGGGGTGGGCAGTTACGCCCACCCCGTTTCGCCGGCCGCCGTATCCGGGTTAGCGGACGCGGATACGGAAGGTGCTGTTCGGGTTCATCGGCACCATGAGCGGCGCCGACTGCGTCATCGTGTAGACCACGGACGGGTCCGGGTTCTTCCACATCTTCGGGAACAGACGCATGGCCGCGAGGCCGGCGTCGGCATCCATGATGGCGCCGAACGCCTGGACGCCCATCGGGTTGCCAACCCCGACCACATCGTGCGTGTCGATGTAGTTGACGCGGACGCCGCCGAGCGTCTGTTCGTAGAAGTTGGAGTAGGTCCACAGGCGCATCATGCCGCCCGAGCCGATCGCCGAGTTGCCGATCATGCCTTCCAGGGCGAAGGGCTCGCCAGCGCTCATCACCGGGGCGCGCCAGTCGGACGTGCTGCCGCGATAGTTCGTGTCGAGCAGCGCCTTGACATCGGCGTCCGCGGTGAACTGCGCCCAGGCATCCGGCCCGAAGATCAGATCGTTGACCGGGTAGCCGCCGAGCGTGAAAGCCGCCTGCCGCAGCGTGCGAATGTCGCCGAGCGGGTCGGCGGCGCTCTCGCCCCACCGGGCGGTGCTGGTGAGGACTTCGGTCAGCGACGCGTCGCGGCCGAAGTCCACGTATTGCGCCGGGTAGTCCTCGCCTTCCACCGTGACGGCGCCGTAGGCGATCGCCTGCGCGGCCATCCAGTCGAAACGGCGCTCGCACATCTCGCGCTCGGCGACCATGTTGTCGGCGACGACCGCGTTCCAGCGATCGAGCGGCGAAAGTTCGCCCGTGAGCGCTTCGCCGGGCCGGCGATGGATCGCCTTCGCCGGGTTCACGACGTGCTTCGGCTTCAGGTAGGCGGGCTTGAACGCCTTGGAGACGTAGCCCTTGTCGCGCATCACGCGGCCTTGCGCCATCGGCGCCACGAAGGGCGCCAGCCGGCGGTCGCGATCGCCGAGGTCATCCCACATGATCTCTTCGGTCTGCGAAGTGACTTCGCGGCCGAAGAAGCGCAGCCAGAAGCCGTCCGGCTGGTTGTCGGGGCGCTGCTGGATGCCGATCAGCGTCGCGGTGTTGTAGATCGCCAGGGTTCCGCTCATAGCAGGTTCGTCCTTTCCTTCTTGCCCGCGTCAGAGCAGCGAGGCCACGTTGATGTTCGTGCCGGCGAATGCCGCACGGCGTGCCGCGAGCGTGGATTCGGCCGCGGGCCACACCAGCGCTTCGTGGTTGAAGATGCCCCCCGAGTAGTAGGGGCAATCCACCGGGACCGTCGTCGCGGCGATCGGTTCGAGCGTGATGCCGATCGCCTTGCCGTAGGTGGTGGTCCGCGTGGTCGCGCCGCCGCTCAACGTGGCGCCGCCGAACGACGCGCCCGTGCCGGACTCGGTCGTGGTGATCGAGTTGCCGGCCGTGCCGCCGACCAGCGCGATCAGCGTGACCACCGCGCCTGCCACCGTGGCATAGACGCCCGTCGCGGCCACGTTGACCGCGCGGTTGAGGACCGCCGCAGTGTTCGCCGCCGTCTCCGCTGCCGTCGCGCCGATGGTGATCTGCACATCGGATGCCGAGGCGGCGACCAGCGTGAAGACCCGGCCGGCGATCGTGATGGTGTCGTTCGCCGTGCCGGTGCCCGAGAAGGTCAGCGCGCCGGTCGCTCGCGTCTGCGGGTCATAGGCCACGAGCAGGCCATCGGCATCCTGCGCGATGACGGTGTGCTTGGCCATGTGCATCCCCGGACGCGCCTCGGCGCGATCCGTGATGATGTCCGCCTCGCCGGCGAACAGGTTCGGCGGCACGTAGGAGCCGCGCGCATTGTTGAACGAGACGAGAGTGTCGGGGAAGGTGCCGCTCATTGCGGATGCTCCTTACGGGTTCGAGGTCAGTGGGTCTTGCCGGTGTCGGGGCGCTTCGTGATGCCCGCGCCGCCGGCCTTGACGAAGGACGCCCACACGCGATCCGCGATGACCTTGGGGTCGTCGGAGGTCTCGTCGGCCTTCTTGCCGTCCGGCCCATCGGCACCGACGTTCGGCTGCTCGATGCGGTCCATGGCCTTGTCGAGCGGGCTGCGGTCCGATCCGGCTTCGGCCTTGGGCGCGGCTTTGAGCGCCGCCACGGCGGCTTCCACCGTCATGTCGGTGTGCTCGGCCAGATGGCGCGCGAGGGACTCGCGGCCCTTCGCTTCCTCGGAATTGAGGATGCCGCTCATGCGGGCGCGCTCCTCGGCGCGCGCGGCAGCGATGTCGGTCATGGTGGTTTCGTCCTTCTCCTGTTCACTGGTGATCAAGTTGTTCGAGGCGAGCTTGCCTCCGGGGTTCGCCTCGAAGGAGGCCAGGGCCGCCGCGGGCGCCATGATGGCGTCCGCGAGGCCGAGCGCGACGCAGTCCTCGGCGCCGTAGCACTGTGCTTCGGTCGCACGGGCTTGCTCTTCCGTCATGCGGTCCTTGCGCCCCTTGCCGACCGACGAGACGAACGCTCCGTAGATGCGGTCGATGTCGGTCTGGATCGCGGCCTTGACCTCATCCGAAAGCGCTTCGAACGGGTTCCCGTCCACCTTGTGCTTGCCGGCGTAGATGAAGGTGATCTCGATGCCAAGGTCTTTCAGTGCCGGACCGATGTTCATGTGCATCGACACAACGCCAATGCTGCCGGCCTCGGCGCTCGGCGACATGGTGATGTCCGTCGCGGCACTGGCGATCGCATAGCCGCCCGAGAAGGCCATGCTGTCCACCACGGCGTGAACCGGCTTGATCTCGCGCGCCGCGCGGATGTCCTCGGCCAGTTCGAACGCCCCCGCCGCCTGCCCGCCGGGCGAGTTGATGTCGAGCACAATGCGCGAAACGTCCGGATCGCTGATCGCGGCATTCATCATGGAGCGCACCGCGTTGTAGCCCGTGACCCACGGAAGCGCGTAGTTAAAGCGGTTGAGCAGGACGCCATGGACCGGGATGACGGCGGTGCCGTTGCCAGCATAGGGGAACGGCTTCTCCTGCCGGTTCGCTTCGCGCGCGTAGGCGCTGAGCGTGTTGCGCTTGTGCTCGGCCGCGATGCGGTCGCGGACATCGTCCTGCGTCGCGAGATGTGAGATCACGCTGCTGGCGACCGAAGACGTCAGCGGAAGGCCGAGCGAGTCATGCGGCGCGATCAACGCGACCTTGGTGAAGCGCTGCATGAATGCCTGGATGGCATGGCTGTTGGGGCTCACGCTACCGTCTCCTGATCCATGTCACCGTCTTCGCTGTCATCCGCGGCCGACTGCCGGCCCGGCGACCCGTTGCCTGCACGCGCTGCCGGGTCGATCCAGAGTCCGGCGGCCACCAGCAGCTTCTTCTCGCGGGCTCGTTGGTCGATCACATCGCGGAAGTCGCTTCCGAGCCGCGCGCATTCCATTTCCAGCGTCGTGAGGCCGGACTCCATGCGCAGGATCGCGGCTTCCGTCTCCTTCTTTTCGTCGATCTGACCGCGCGACGCGCCGATCCAAGAGGCTCGGCACAGCGCATCCTTCACGAGCGGTTCATAGAACCATGCACGGGTCTTCCCGCGCGGAAGCGGGAGGTTGTTGTTCGCGATCTCTTCTTCGACGACCAGCCGATAGACCGCATCCGCGACCTTGTCCGCCACGATCTTCTTGCGCGTCTGCATGTAGCGCCACGTGGTCGCCATGCTGGCACGCGCCGAGGAATAGTTGGTCTTGGTGTAGTCCCGCGCGAACTCTTCGTAGCTCAGCCCGAGGCCGGCGGCGATCTGACGCAGAAGACTCGTCTCGAAGTCCACGCCGACCCCGCCGGGCGTTCCGGCCGGCTTCAGGTTGAGCTTGGTGCCGGGGAAGAGGTGCGGAATCTTCACCCCATCGAGCGCGATGTTGCGGCTCTTGGACAGGTATTCCGACAGGTTCGTCAGATACCAAGCCAGCGCGCCGTCCACGCCTTCGACCGAGCCGCCCATCGCGGCGACGATCTGATCGGACGGAAGCTCGCTCTCGATGGCTGCGGCATACGTCGCGTTGACGACCGCGTTCTGAAGCACGACCTCTTGGAACTGCTTCGTCATCTTCATGTGCTTGAGCACGCTCGTCATGTCCGCGATGCCGCGGTTCTGATCCGGCAACCGCTGCTCCATGACGTGAAGCGTCTGCAAGCGCCCCCACGAAGTTTCGGCCGGAACCGGCCGCCACTCGTAGCGCTCCTTCATCGCGTTGACGTCGTGCGGGTGTGCCTTGCGGATGTGATAGCGGACCGGCCTACCCTGCGCGTTGATCTCCACGCCACGGCGCATGAACTGCGTGTCAGACAGATCGTTCGGATTGCTCAACCGGTCCGGCGAGATCATCTGCAACGCGGTCCGAAGAGGACGCGTCGGGTCGTTCTTGATCCACTCGGCCACGGCAAGGAACTCGCCCGAATAGACGAAAGAGCCCACCGCAAGGCGGACCATCTCGGTCAGCGTGAGTCGGCGCGATGCGTCCAGCCAGCAGGACGGGCTTTCCGCAATCGTGTGAAAGCGCGCTTCGACGACTTGCTGGAACTCGTCCGCCCATCCTTCGCTGGCATCCAGAACCCGCCAATTCGGATTGGCGTTGAGCCGAAACTCCTGGCCGACGATGGAGTCACGATGCAGCGCGACGGCGCCGAGTGCATACCCGTCGTTGGTCGCCATATCGCGCCCGCGGGCATCGGCGAGCGGCTTCACAGTGTTGATGATGTTGTCGGGCGGACCCATGGCAGGCGCCCACATCACCGTCTCTCGGCTCGTGCGCTCTGCGCCTTCGAGGCCACCCCCGAGCGCGCTCTTGGTCGGCCGACCCGCGTCGATGACGGTTGGAAGTGACTTCCTCTGGCGCGCCATCAGAAGATGAACCCGAGCGGCTTGCGAATGCCGGCGTCGGTGCCGGCTTTCAGGGTCTCGATGTAGGCGCGAAGCTGCGCGACGCTCGTCATGGTGAACTCCACGCGCTCACCGTTCTGGTCCACGACCACGCGGGCCATGCGACCGGTGATGAGATTGTGCAGCGCTTCTTCAGCCTGCGCCAGACGGACGGACTGCGACATCGGTTCACCCTAGAACGGCGCCAAGATCGGCCATCTTGTATCGAGTCGCAGGCTTAGACGCAACATCTTGTTTCAAAACGCCGGAAACGAAGGGATTCCGGTCGTAAACATCCGCCCAAGGCGGCACCGACGCGGTCCAATCCAGCTTTTCGACGTTCATCAGCGGGGAAGAGCACGCCGCGATAGCGTAGTAGCTCAAATCCCATGCTTCGTTTCTACTGCGCCCTCCTTTGGACTTCTCCCACCCCTTCGGCGTTCTTACTTCCGAACACATTTCCGAGAAGAACTCTTCTTCGAACCAATTCGGGAAGTGGATCATGCCCTTGCCCGGCTCTGTTGAATCGAGCCGGTTGTTGAGCGTGTCCTTGCCGATGGTCGAGTTGATGAAGAGCACAGGGATGTCCCCTTGCGCACCAGCCTTCGGTCCGGTCGCCCTGGTGCTGCTGTCCGGGTAGCGTATCTGCGTCCGCGGCGCGAAGGCAGAGGGTTCGCCTTTCAACAAATGGAACCTGCTTGAAAGACCGGCTCGACGTATCTCTCGATAGAACGCGTAGGCGTTGGTGGTCACGCCTTCTCGCCCGCCGCTGTCACACACTGTCAGACGAACGGCCATGCGGCGACCTTCAGTCCCGGCGATCGGGTAGGTCTTCAGGATCACGCCGTCTTTCAGGAGGTTCCAATCTTCGAGGTAGGAGCCGGGCCGAACCCAATAGTGGTCGCCGTCCGCATCGGTTCGAAGTGACTTCTGGATGTCGAAGCGGTCGATCACGTAGAGGTCAAACGGCTTGCCGGGCGCCACTCCGAAGACTTGCACCACGAACTTGTTGCCCTGGACGTCCACGGCGGCAAGAAGCGCACGAACCGCCTGCGGCACTTCCGGCGTGCCAGCCTGCCCGTAAGGCTCAGCGCGCCCCTTCAACACGTCGGGTGTGCGTATGTCGGCTTGGTGCTTCGGCGTGTAGGGCTCGGCGAGATCGGTGTTGGTGAACTTCTTCAGCGACTCCTCGCTGCCGGTGCGGTTGTAGTCCTCTTGCGCAGCCAGGAAGTTCATCACCAACTTCTGCCATGAGATGAACGTGGCCGCTACGCCGTTGAGCCAGAACGACGCGATGTCGCTGCGCGCTGCCTTGCCGGTGATGCGTCCGCGTTCGTCGATCTTCTGGCCGTCCTTGAGCCACACGCCTGCTTCGTTCATGTCGCGGCGCATTGCCGGCAAATTGTGGAAGCCGCACTTAGGGCACAGCATGAACGCGGACTCCGCCGCCTCCATGCGGTCGTGGCTGTTTTCCGCACCGTCCGCCCACCGGATCATGCGAAAATTACCTTCGAAGTAGTGATCGCATCTCATGCACGGCCAATACCAGCGGCGTCGATCTCCGCGGTTGTAGATCGACAGGATGCCCTTCACGGGCGGCGCTTGGTGCGGCGTCTCCTGTATCCAACGCGGGTCTTCGAGCGGCCTGGACGGGCTGCTTTCGGCGAGCGTCATGGCGAACGAGCCGAAGGTCGTTGTGCGCTTCGAGGCGAGATCGAACGGGTTGCCGTCACCGTCGATATCGTCGTCCATCCGATCGAAGTCCGTCAGCGCGGCGCGGCCGATCGGCTTGCCGGCAAACTCCGTCACGCTCGGCCAGGACAGCGAAAGCATCATCCCGTTGCGATAGATTTTGTCATGTCGGTTGTCGTCATCCGCTCGC